GGAGTGCAAAGTCCTTCAACGTCAGGTAAACAGGTATCAGCTTTAGAATAAAACGATGCCAGTAAGAACAATAAACATAGCTTTGAAAAGAGCAGCGTTTTGTGCATCAGTGAACTCCTTAGGTTCTGGTTTGTTGGCTTGAACGTATTCTGTTTTGTATTTACTTCCGTCTGGAATCTCATCTGGATTATCAGTCCAATATTGAGCTGCCTCAGCGCCTATAGAACCTCGTGCAGGGCACGGGGTCCCAGCATCGGTCATGGCGTCCCAGACACGAGCGTCTTGACAAAGTATTGATACCGCAGCGACTTTCATGCCGTAAGCGAACATGGACCTACTTAGCTTTAATTTTTGACACAGCTCGTCGTCTATGACCACGCCTGTGGCTACACCAACAACGTTATTTTGCACACTAGCGCCTACGCCAACTTTACAGATATCACTGTTGTTATTCATAATTGTCGGAGCATTTGCAGTAGGTGGTGTCGAATTGGTCACAACCGTACTCGACACGGTATTGGTCTCAGCGTGTAAATTTTTTTTAGAGAAGCCTAATGCTAAAACTAATGATATTAGTGCAACAGAACAAGCCCACATAAACCAGTCGCCTCTCATTAGCACCTCCAACGTTTACGAGCTTGTCTTAATCTTGAATTAGGATCTTTTGCTGCTTTCGGGAATTTTTTCATTTGACCAGCAGAGCGAGCACAGAAAGACTTTCTTCTTTTTGCAGCCTTACTTCCTTTTTTTACTTTTCCTGTTACTGCTGTTTTTAATTTAGAACCAGGGTTTTCTCGTCGATAACGAGCAACACCTGCTTTAGTCATTCCCGCCCCACTTTTTGTGGAGCGGAAATATTTTTTAGTTTTTGGTGGTTGCTTATCAGCCATACTTTACCTTAGCAATAGAAGAACGTTACCGCATCGATATTCGTCAAAGTAGAAACATGAATGTCACTAACACGAATACCGTTAGACGGGATGTTAACTGAGTGCGTAGTAGATGCGTTGAAATCAAGGTCAACCACAGTAGAGCCACCATTACCATCGGTAACAGTGAGTCGAGGCGTGCCTGCCGCTGTTTTCAACTGTATCTGGCGGATACGTGCAGGACCGACACCGAGAGAACCGGTTGCGGTAATGCGTTTTGATTTTACGTCAGAATCAGCCATTATTTATCTCCTTACGCTATTGTTGCGCCATTGTTTCCAACAACAACCCAACCTGCAGAGCCATAAACAAGAACTACGCCATCACCAACATCATTAAAGGTGATTGTAGTACCACCGGCGAGAGTTGTCGGAGTAAGTGTTCCATCACCACCGTCAACGACCATGGTAATAATTTTTACTTGACCAGTAGAACCGTTAGCAAGTGTTAGTGCATCTGCACCAGTTGTTGTTACTTCAGTAATTAAATCTGTAAGATTAACAGCTCCTGCACCACTTAAAGATTGCACTGAACCTGTAATGATATTGCTGTATGAAGTTCCTACAGTAATTGCACCTGTTGATGTGTTTTTTGAGATTGATTCAAAACCGTTTTCTGATCTGACTGGTCCTGAAAAAGTTGTATTTGCCATTTTAAACCTCCTAGGTTGTATAGACCGATTACATAGTCTCTATACCGTCTGACTAGCTCAGTCTATGTAATCTATTATGCTAGTTCTTAATTAGTACCATAAAAAAAGGGGGCATGAAAGCCCCCTAATTAATTGTTATATGTCGGTTAGATTATGCTGCACCTGGTGAACCAAATACACATCTAGGATCTGAGAAACCGAATGAGTATCTCTCTCTAGCTTTGTATCTTACGTTACCAGTGTCAAAGTCACCTTCCATAGATGTTCTAATTGGTGATCTTTGGAACAACTTAAATCCATTTGGAATGTCAGTCTTAATAAAGAACGCATCTGGGTCTGTTAAGTAGTGGTTTACTACATATCCCTCAGGAATCATACCCATATTACGAGTAGCGTTAATATCATTATCTGCTGTTCCAACTCTTAACTGTGACTGTGTTAGTCTTTCAGCTACGAATTGTAGTTCAGAAGGAATGATTAACTTTCTTCCTTGTGTTGAGATTAATAAACCTCTCTCATCAGTAAATGCTGCAATATCAATCAGAGCTTGTTCCAATGAAGTTTCGTTTAGGTCAGCAGCAGTTGCTAATTCATTTGAAAAAGTACCTGCTACAATTGGGTGTGCAGTAGAGCAGAGTTCTACACCGTCACCACCAGCAAAGCTTGAGTCAAACGCATTGTTTAATACGTTTGCAGCTTTCACCTGCTTAGTGTTTGCCATGGAACGAGCAAGAGCTTTTGTGTATCTTGCTGAAACTCTGTCGTAGAGGTTATCTTCAACAGCTTCTTCAGTGATTGCAAAACCTAATGCAATTGTTTCATGTGTGTAACGAGCAGTGAAGGTTTCTGTCGCATTGTCATAGACAATTGATCCACCTTCTGATTTTACTCTAGCGTTACCAAAACCTGATAACATTACTTCTTCTTCGAATGCACGATCAGAAGTTTCTGTTTCAAAGATTTCGGCATGCTCTGCATCATAACGTCCGTACTCCAGGCCGAATAAGGCATTCAAACCTGGCTCTAACTCTTTTACGAGTTGACTTCTAGATATAGCCATTATTTATCTCCTTATATGCCTGTTGTGTCAGTTAGAGAATGTAAGTTAATTTTAACTTGGATTGCTGCATTTGCTGCAGAATAATCTGAGTTATCAACATCAGTTGATAAACCTACAACTCTAAAGTTTGCTCCAGCGTTTGTAGTGAATGTACTACCGTCAATTACTACGTTAGAAATTCCGTCTGTGGAAGATCCTGCGGAGTAAGTAGCGATGTTACAGTTTGTTCCTACTTGCGCTTGACCAGCGTTAGTATCGTCAACTTTAACCTCAAATACTACATTTGGGTCATCGATGACATAAGCTTTAATGTCGTCTGCTGCTACGCTACCTGGGTAGTGATTACTCCAAGTAGGCTTGCCTGTGGTCGGATCAGTATATTCGCAACCGTTAAAAATACCAACAAGTTCAGCACCAGCAGAAGAACCGACATCAATAGCACCATTTGCGACCAAGATTACTGGGTCGCCTTGATATATTGCGGATGCCTCGTTATTGCCGATTTTATACTCATTCTGGCCTTGACCATTGTAAGCAGCACCGAGCATTTTAACGGGTCTAAATCCGTAATATCCAGCTTGATTTGCCATAGTTCATCTCCTTTATAGTTAAGTGCTCTTCTAGTTGTTCTTTTTAGAACCTCCAAAAGATACACGACTCTGCCTATCAGCATTGATAGGCATGCTAGGATGTTGTTCTCTCAACGGATCGTCTTCCCAGGCTTGAGTCTGTTGATCAGTCTTTTGCCTGTAATGAGCATTACGCTCATCAACGGTTTCCGCTGGTATTCTTGCCAATAGCAAGTCACCTACGCTGATGACACCCTCATAAGATTTGATGTTTCCGTTGTAAGCAGAGTATAGACCTGCGGTGTACTCATCAGCTCTGACGAGTTCCCAGCCTTCTCTGAGACGAGCAGTAATATTTTTTGTATCATCTGCTCCATTTACACGATGACGGAGCCATCTTTGCTTATATCCATCAGGACACGGTGGTGCGTCTAACTGAGACGGTGGAGTCCAAGGCTTTCTACGAGCTTCTTTCTCCCTTGTTTGTGCACTTCTTGGTGTTTTAATATCTGTCATTTTGTACCTCCTTAAACGTACTTAGCATACTCAGCTAAGGGAACCCCTAGCTTGTTTGCTATTTTTACTTGACTAGGAGTCAACTTAACAGACTTGCGCCCACTGGTTGCAGACCTTGATGCAGAAGCAACAGGTTGGGCGATTTTGTTGCTTCTAGTTGTCTGATCCGAGCCTTGATTAAAAGACTCTGGAAACTTGTTTTTAACCCTATTAGTCAATTCATCATAGTATTCATCTGATTCTGTGTCAAATCCTTCCGCTACTAATCCACGGTGAATTCTTTGAGCATAATCAGTCATCTCTTCATCTTGTCTAAACCAAGTATTCTTTTCAGCCCAAGCTAATGCCTTTTCTGATGGTTGTGGTCTAGTTTGTGGACGTTGAGATGCTTTTTGAGTTTCTTCTTCTAATTGTTTTTGAAACTCTTCGTACTCACGTTCTTTCTTAGACTTAGTTACTCTAATTCTTTCAGCTTCTAAATCTAATTTAGTTAAGGCAGCTCTTGCTTCCTCTTCTTTAGTATAATCACCAGCTTCACGTGCTGCGATTAAGGTTTGACGAGCTAAATCAGCAGCCATTTTATTTCTTACTTCACTTTCTGACATATAACCTTTGTCAATGTCATAAGCTTTAGTTTTGGCTTCTGAAAGTTCCTTTTGCACATTTTGTGCATATTGGAGAGCGGCTTCTTTTTCTCTTTCCGCTTCTCTTAACTTATAGGTCATTTTATCAATACGCTTTTTGACTTTGTCAGAGTATTGATCCATCTCTTCAGATTGTTGTTCTTCTTGAACTTCGACTTTAGGTTGTAAAGGATCTTTTTCTTCTGTTTTTACAGTTTCAAAATTTTCTGGTTTAACAGCACCATGAGATTTATCTTCAACCTCAATTTCTGCGCCTTCTCCAGAAACATCCAGATCAACCATTTTATCTTTTTGAGCAGATGTTATTTCTGTTTGCATGGTACCTCCATGTTAAAGTATTGTTAGTATGTCCTCTGGATTATCCACAGTGCCGAGTATCTCGTCATCGTTGAGTAATCTTACTTCCCCACCATCTATCTTTAGTCTTGATCCTGCGTATCTGCCAAACACAACCCAATCGCCTTGTTTACACCAAGGACCATTAGGAAACTTTTCCTTATCTTGATATGCATCTTCTCCTACAGCTAACACCATGGCAACAGATGCAGTCAATTGTGAATCTTCCAAAGTTTTATCTGTTAAAATAACACCACCTTTAGTTTTTTCTTTTGCTTTAAAAGGTAATACTAAAATTCTCCACCCAACAGGTTTTGGAAGTTTTTCTAATTCGGTTTTCTTTTTGTCAATGCCCTTTGAAGGGTTATCTAATTTTGCTTTTACGTGATCGGGCACGTATAGTGTTTTAGTCATCAAATTTCTCCTCTTTTTCCAGCAGGCGAGAAACTTCCTGTTGGCACATGTCTAGCATGTGTATCTTTCCTAAAATATACTTGTAATCTTCCATTTTTTCAACCCCTTGGGTCAAATTTTCAAGTAATGTCTCTCTTGCTTTTTTCAACTCTTCTTTCAAGTTGTATATTACAAATGCACTCATACGTAAGCGTTAACTCCGGGTATACGTTTTTCAAAAACTTTGTTATTATTGCCTTTTGAGCAATACCATGTTTGTTCAACACCTCTATTGGCTCCGTAGTTAGGAACTTGCAGTTGAGTAAAACCGTCTTTTACTGCAGTAGATACAGAATTCAATAAGTAGTCATCACCGACCATTGTTCCGTTTTCTTTTAACTTTGGCCACCAATTTAAAATATCATCTTGTACGGCATCATACTCATGAGCACCATCAACCATGATATAATCAACAGAATTGTCTTCAAACATATCTAATATTCTTTTTTCATCAGATCGTCCTTGGCAAATATTAACCATATTTCTACCAATAAAGTATCGTAGGTTGTCTTTAAAGATTGATGAAAAATCTTTAGGTAATTTTATATTTGCATGCTCAGTAGATCCTTCAAAAGTGTCAACGCAGTATATTTTTACATTTTCTTTATTTGCGTTTACTAATGCTGTTGCAAGGTAATGAGTAGAACGACCTAAAAAAGATCCAATCTCTACAATTTTACCGTCATCTGGAATTTGATCGACAATGATGTCGTAGGTTTCAGAATAGTTAAACCATCCTGGTATCTTAAAATACGAATGTTTCATGTTAAGAATCCTTATTTAGTTATCTTAACTATTTGTATCTTTTTGGAAGTATTTTTCAACCCTTGTGACACAGGTCCTTTTTTTGGTGGAACTGTTGTTGTTAGTTTTTTTGCTTTTTTCACTTTACTTTTTCTTAGATATCATTCCTTTAATACCAGGTGCAGCTCTAACCCCTAGTGAAACACTGCAAGCCAAATATAAAAGATGCGTGTAATACTCTGGTAAAGTTTCTAAAATTTCAAAACCACGTGCAATGTGTGGTTGCATAAAAGGTAAGAAGCTACAAATAGCAGGTATCATTAAAGCTAGTAAAACAAACTCATCTTTCCAGCTTCCTTTCATTTGGTCGACAGCCGATGCCTCCCACGCAACTTTTCCGGCAATTTGTTGCTCTTTGAGCGACTTTTGTGCTTTTATCTCAGTCAATTTAAGTTCAGATTTTGCTTTTTTTGTCTCCACAAAACCAGTAACAGCATCTTTAATCATGCCTGCAATTGGTCCAGCTAGTAAATTGATCATTTTTTTTCTGCTCCTTTTATTTTTCCCTTATTTATACTGGCATAAAACACTTTTTTTGCTTTTTTCTTGCCATAAGTCTTTTCCATCGACTTTTTTATCTTTTTACCCTTGGTTGTTAGTGGCATTTGTTCTCCGTTGAGCTACATTTGCTCTTAATTCTGCTAAATCATAGTCTTTTTGTAGTTTCATTGAGTCAAAATCTTGTTTGTATTCAAATTGTTGCTCTTTCA